ATTCCACCTGGCATTCCACCTGGCATTCCACCTGGCATTCCACCTGGCATTCCACCCTCTTCTTGTTGAACAGAAGCCATGATAGGATTAATAGCATCTTCCAACTCTTTCTTTTTACCTTTGAGTTGGTCAATATCAGCTTCGTAATTATCATCTAACCAAGTTAAACCCTCTTCTACAATTTTTTCAAGATCAGACTTTTTATCTCCAAGCTTACTAGCAAATTGTTCTTCTCCAATACTATTTTTAACATTGTAAAGATAACCTTCCAATCCATTTTTCTCCTCGATTCTTACTCTGACTTTTTCATCTTCATCTTTAAATCTTTCAGCTTTTTCCACCATCTCTTCTATTTGCTCCTGCGAAAGCCTTCCTTTATCATTTGTAATTGTAATATTGTTAGATTTATTGGTTGATTTATCCATAGCTGTAACACTAAGAATTCCATTTGAATCAATATCAAATGTTACCTCGATTTGTGGTGTTCCTCTTGGAGCAGGAGGAATTCCATCAAGTTGGAAATCACCTAATTTATTATTATCTTTGGTAAGAGTTCGTTCTCCTTCAAATACTTGAATCGATACACCTGGTTGGTTATCAGCATATGTTGAAAAGGTTTGAGATTTTTTAGAAGGAACTGTTGTATTCCTTGGGATAAGTTTTGTCATAACCCCGCCTGCAGTTTCAAGACCTAAACTTAGAGGTGCAACATCCAGTAGTAACAGCTCATCTAGTTTTTCGTCAGTATTGCCGCTTAAAATAGAAGCTTGAACGGCTGCGCCATATGCCACAGCCTCATCTGGATTAATACTTTTACAGAGCTCTTTGTTATTAAAAAATCCTGAAATAAGGCTTTGAACTTTTGGAATTCTTGTTGAACCCCCTACCATTACAACTTCATGAATTTGTCCTTTTGATAGTCCTGAATCTATAAGAACTCTTTCTACCGGGTCAAGACACTTCGAAAATATGTGTGAACAAATGCTCTCAAATTTAGCTCTTGTAATCGTAGAACTATAATCAATTCCTTCATAAAGAGAATCAATCTCAATATTAGCAGTTGTAGAAGAAGATAAAGTTCTTTTAGCTCTTTCACATGCTGATCTGAGACGTCTCATACACCTTTTATTAGAACTAATATCTTGTCTATGTTTTCTTTTAAAATCACTGCTAAAATGTTCTACAAGAAGTGTATCAAAATCTTCCCCTCCTAAGTGAGTGTCACCTGCTGTAGCTTTAACTTCAAATACACCATCTTCAATATTCAATACCGATACGTCAAATGTTCCTCCACCCATATCAAAAATAAGAACATTCTTTTCCCCTTCTTTGATATCAATACCATAAGCAATAGCGGCGGCGGTAGGCTCATTAATAATACGTAAAACATTAAGCCCAGCAATTTTACCAGCATCTTTAGTAGCCTGCCTTTGCGAATCATTGAAATAAGCAGGAACTGTAATAACAGCATCTGTTACACTATCACCTATATAACCCTCCGCAATTTCTTTCATATGTCCAAGAACCATAGCAGAAATTTCTTCAGGTTGAAACGTTTTTGTATCTCCCTGATGATCAATTTGAATTACTGGTTTTTCTCTCTGATCAGCTACTTTAAATGGGAAATGCTTAATATCATTCTGGACTGTAGAATCAGAAAACTTACGACCAATTAATCTTTTAGCGTCAAATACTGTATTAGTAGGATTACTATTAACTTGGCTTTTTGCTGCATCTCCAATAAGTCTTTCGTTATCAGCAAAACTTACATATGATGGTGTTGTTCTATTGCCTTGGTCATTAGCAATAATCTCAACGTTACCATTTTTATATACACCAACACAACTATATGTTGTGCCTAAATCAATTCCTATAGCAATTTTTTTACTCATTATGATTAAATTTACACATTATATCTTTAAATAATTGTAATATTATAAATATTATACATTTTATAAAACCTAAGCATCATCGTGGTGTTTTTTCGCTGATTCAACTTCTTTTTTCTTAATAACAGTTATAAATGATTTAAGTTGTTGCTTACTAAATCTCATCGTAACAGCGATATTCCTTGCTCTTGATTTTGCTATATTTAATACAGGAGCAGTCTTTTTATTTTTGATCTCATTATCAAGTTCCTCTCCAGACAATCCAACTATATTAAATATTCGTTTATAATTAGCTCGGTCTTCATCTTCGTATTTTTCTTTCATTATCTTTTTCATTTTCCCTTTCAATTCACCATCATCTTTGATAATATTTCCTGCCGCTAAATCAACATATTCTGTTAATAGTTCATTATAAGCGGCATTCTTTAAAGACGCATTAATAGTTTGATTAACTAATCTATTTGCTACTCGTTCTGATGCTGTCTTGGGTCTTCGTTCTGCTATTCTATTAGACCTTCTCATTTTTTTCATTCTAATAGCAGTTTTTCTTTGCAGTATTCTTAATTTTTGTTTCTCCTTTCTTATTTGTTCAGGAGACTTAGCACTACCATCTTTATTTAAATACAGAGAGCCTGATTTATTAGATGATTGATTAGTCTTTTTATCAAACCAATTTATCATTTTAGACATTTCTTTTTCATTTTTAGAAGGCTTTCCTATAGAAGGAATACGATCATTAGGACCTATACCTAAAACATCGGTATTAACTCTCTTACCTAAGTTATCTATTTTTTTACGCATACTATTAAGTGTATCTGAAACAAATAATGGATCACAAGGTTTAGTTTTTTTACAAACCTTTTTAAAAAATTCAAATGTTTTCTTAGATTTTACCATATGTAATTGTAAGAAAAGAGTTAGAAAAAATATAATAATAATTCTATACATATTAATATTTATAGTGATATTAATTTACAATAATTTTAATAAATTTAATGGTCTATATGCCTTATTAAGTTTTCTTTTTTCTCTGGCATAGTCCTTTTTATGATTTTTGTCTCCCTTTTGTTTATCCTTTTCCATTCTAGATTCAGTTTCTTGCGCAAAAGCCGCGATTTGATTTTCAACATTCTTTTGGCCTACTTGTTTAAATTCAGTTTCACGTCGTTCCTTATTTTTATACCAGTTAAACATTTGATTGACTTTAGCTTTATCCATACTTCTCGATTTGATTATATAACTTAAACGACTTATTTTGTCCTCCAGCTTTTCTATTTCTTTAAAAATATACTTTTTATTACAGGAAGGTCTAATAACATTAACAAGACATGATTTAAAATGCTCTTTAGAAACTCTGTTAATTCTCGATAATATGATTATAAATACAATTATCGCAAATAATATAAAATTGATTATCATCTTATTTTATATACATATTTTATTCATCCATTGACTTCTTTTTTTGAATAGTCATCTTGATATCTTTTATGGTTTCTAATCTATTAAAACATAATTTAAATATATCTGAAATAAAGTTAGGAGCATTATCTAATTTTTTAATTAACATGTCATAAACTTCGTCATAATTTTCGCTATCAATCTGCATATTACATTTTATAATTAATTTACAAAGACTCACGCAAGCATCTAATAAATTGTCTTCACTCACATCATATTCTTTATAAGATTGTATAACAGACGTGTCTAAATCTCTTACTTTTATATCTTCCAACAACTCAAGGTAGTCATTGATTATATGTTGATAAATGTCAGTGTTTTTAGTTTCAAATATATCTCTTTTAACATTTTCCCAATAAACTTGTTTCATTTTTTTATAAACGTGTTTATATACTGTTTCATCATATTGAATATTTTTCATTTTATAATTTTTAAGGTAAAGCATATATTGTGGTGATAATCTTTTTAAACTATGTAAAATTTTATTACTCATAGTATTAATTTGCTTAATTACAGAATCCTTTTCTTCATCTGCTTTTTCTCTTATTTTAATTATAAAGTCACCTTTTGCCTCATCATCCATTGTATCAGTTATATTACTATGCATTTCTATTATTTCTTCATCCGTGACTTTATCATCATTTTCATATTCTTTTAAACTCTCTTCATATTTATAATACATTTCACACAGAAGATTCATTTGACTGTATTTATCTTGCTTTTTCCATTCATCAAACATTATTTTGAACGTAAAAAGTTTTTTATTAATATTTTCCATTTCATTTGTAAGAAACTTACTATAAATTTCATTAGCTTTATTTATTATATTTTGTTCTTTTTCTTCAAGTTTCTCACCTATAATATCAGAAGGAAACTTACTTATCATAAATATGCTTACTAGAAATGTAGATCTTAAAATATTTTTATCAATTCCAAAGTTATTAGTCAAATAATCTAAAAAACTTTCAAGCGCGGTATAATCTAAATTTTCCTTTTTTAAATATGAAATTATTTCATTCGACGGACAATCAGAATGAATTTTTTGCCATATATCTGATTTCTTTATTTCTTCTACTAATGTTTCCATTATTATTTTAATAATAATACATATTAAAATAATTTAATTATCGCATTAGTTTTCAAACATGTTAGAAATAGTTTGTGTTTTTACAAATAAATCATATCTTTCCTCTAATAATTTAGTATGTAGTCTTAAATTAGATAACTCTTGTCTGGCATCAAGAGATCTCCACGAAACAAACCACTTAGAATTATGATAATTAATTTTAGATTTAATCTGTTTCAAATCTTCTCTTATTCTTATTACCATGTCGTGTAAATTCTCTAAACAAAAATTTATTGCCGTTTCATCTGTATGTTCTTTAGCATTTTTAAGTAATTGATTACACAGTAATTCTATTGTTTTAACTTTGTTGTTAATATCTAATTCACACAATACCTTGTCTATTGAACCTGTATGATGAAAAACTTCACCAACAGAAGAATATATAGAACATGAAGCATCAGTAATAGCTTGTGACAATATTTGTCTTCCTAGTAAAGCAGACATTGCGGCGCTTCCTAATGATAAACCAATATTCATATATATATATTCACTAATAATATTTTTAGACTTTTATCATAATTTAAAAACTACATAATAGTATAGTTTATGAGTTTTTATAACATCAAGGTTAATTCAGAATCACCACCTAATAACTATGTTTCTTATAACACATTTTATTTTTCTGATATACCTAAAATTTCAATTTCCAAATATTTATTTGAATCAACTGAAAATATTTATTTTTTAGCTCTTGCTATGTTTCAATTAATAACATATGAAAAAATTGGTATCCTTCCTACATACTGGAGTCCAAGTGGACCTTTTTCTACAATGATTCCATTATTACTTTGTTATCTATTAGAAGTTATAAATCTACTTATTACTTATTTCACTGATTTATATAAAACATATAAGTATAATTATTGCCAGTATGTTAAAATTATTAAAGAGGATACTATTGAATGTATACGTATAAAGGATATCAAAATAGGCGATATTATTATAATCAATAAAGATGAAATAGTACCAGTTGATACAGTGTTAATTAATGTAGATTGTAATGATTATGCTGAAATAAGCCTATCAAATCTTAATGGTGAAAGTGATATACTTTGTAAAGAACCTATTATCTATTCTTATGAATTTGACAAACATCTTAATATTAATATTGATAAAATAAAAGATTACTCTAATTCAATTAAAAATTTTCACTCTGAATGCGTTGTCAATAATGATATTTTTACTTTGAATAATAATAATTTTATTCCAGGTGGAAGTCTTAATAAAGGCGGTATTATTACTCTAATAGTTACTCAAATTGGAAAAAGTATACGCTCCTATACATCTAATAAAAATGAAAAACTTTTTAAACAAAACTTTATTGATAACTATATCACAATTAGTCTTACTAAATATTTCATTATTCTTTTAGGACTATTTACAATGAGCATTACTGTTCAAAAAAATACTTGTTTTAATCTGTTTGGCATGATTAAAACGTTTGTTCAAAGTTGGATTCTACTTAATGGTGTAGTGCCATTTTCAGTAAAGATAATAATAATGATGAATAGAGCGATACAATCTTACATTTATTCTACAGATAAGGTTGAATACATAAATCCTAATTCAATAGATAACTTCATTGATATTAAAAACGTTATTTGTGATAAAACTGGAACAATAACTAAAAATAAATTAACACTTACACATCTCTCTTATGATAAAAAGGTTATTGATAAATTACAAGATAAGATATTTCTACCATTTAATTTAATATCTAAAATTGTTCTTAGTCTTCATTACAAAAAAAATAGCATTTATGCTACAGAAGAAGATAAAGTTATTTCAGATAAATTGGTATCATTTGGAACCATAATAGAACAAAATGGAAATAATGTTTTTATAAAAAATAAATTTTTAAGTATTGAAGTTGAAATAATAGAAATGGATAAATTACAATTTGATTGTAACAGAAAAATGTCGTCTGTCATATATAAACAAGACGATAGATATTTTATAGTGACAAAGGGTTCATTGACTGCTATTGAAGGTATTATTGATGATGCATCTAAAGATTTTAAGGAAGAAAAACAAATATACAATAAAAATTATCCTCATCTTAGAACACTAGCAATTGCTTATAAAGAAATTGATTATAAAGATACAAAATGTCCTTATGAATACGAGGAAAATGGAAGTTATACTTTTTTAACTATTTTAGGTATCCAGGATGACTTACAAGATAAAATTGAAGATACTATATCATTTTTTGAATACCATAAGAAAAGCATTAGTATTTGTACAGGAGATAGATATGAAACAGCAATAAATATATCAAAAAAAATAGGAATCCTAAAAAATATTTTAACTTTTGATAATATAAATAATAAAACAGATTTATCTAACTCAACATTTGTTTTTAGTTCAATTGATATAGTAAACGCTCTTAAAAATGATAACTATATGGATAAATTTACATATCTTTTAATAAACAGCTATAATTTTGTTAGTTTTGCAATGATCCCAAAAGATAAGCAATTTGTAAGTAACTTATTCGAAATGAATGGAATTAATGTTATTTCTGTAGGTGATGGAAATAATGATATTCCTATGCTAAAATGTGCTACTGTAGGAGTAGGTGTTAAAAATGGTTTGAATAGCAATGTTGTAAATAATTCACAGATAACTATTTCATCCTTTTCTGACCTAATTAAAGTAGAAAAAGATTCAGATTTTTGCTTAAATCACAATTATAATAGTATATATTCGGTATTTTACAAGATAATTTTGGTACATACCTTAGTCTATCTATTTATTCGAGATAATGGATATGATCTTAATAATGTATTATTTAATTTTATAGATATACAAGGCAATCATTTACTCTGGGGAATAATACCTGTAGTTGTATCTAATTTTAGATATTATAATACAATTGTCATTGATAGATGTGATATTATTAAAATTTCACTGTTTATAGCTACTACAAATTCTTTTATAATAATGAAAGTTAAGGATTATATAATTTTAGACATCAGTGAAAAAAAAATTATTCTTTTACTATCAATACTTTCAATTAATCTTAAATTTATGTTTATTTTTGGTTTAAGAAACTTAAATATTATTTCATGTTTTATTTCTATTATAATTGGAATGTATTATGTCTTTTATTTTTAATTACGTTACGCGTTTAAAATTTTTTTAAATCTATAATAATATATGACTTTCTTAAGGACATTAGTAACAAGCACCACAATAAGTGGACTTGTAGGAACAGCATTCTATTTAAACTGTGATGACAAAACAAAAAAGAAATTAGAACCGGCATACGAAAAGCTTAAATTAGCTTGTCCAGTAATAAATTGCCCTATTTTTAATAAAAAGTCCCAAGATTCAGAGACTTCCAACGACAAATAAATATAAAATAATATTCTTATTTTAGATTTATGAAAAAACACTACGTTTAAGTTTAATAACATTAACAGTAAATATACTAGATTGTCCATATTTATATGGTTCTTGATTGTTTCTATATTTTAAAAGCTCTCCTGAATAGTATAGAGCTTTATCTTCCAGAGGAGCCGCAAAACCCCTATTTAAATCTTTTAAATTCTCTGCTATAAGTTCTCTATGATTACCATTCTTACTAGCGATAAGATATTTTTGTTTTACATAGTTGTATATACCCAGTCGTTGGAGCTCTTTTTCTAATTTAGTAATATCCCCCTGAATAATATTGAAATCTTCACTTATATTCAATCTTTTAAGTTGCTTTATATCTTCAATAAGATCATCATCAAATAATATAAATTGCCCCATTCTATTCGTATGGTTACGAAAAACTAACCAAGTATTATATGTCATATGATGAAATAGTGCTCTATAATCAATAGATATTTGTCCAACTTTAGGACAATTCTCGTCTATGATAATATCATATTTATTATTTCCTAATACATCTATTTTAAGATTTTCAGGATTTCCGGCCTCTCTTAATTTTCTATTAGCATAAACATCGGGAACTAATCCAACAACAATATTATGTCTAATACAATTAGATTGAATCATATGTATATCACAAGGGATATCATCGATCCCACTCTCTTTTTCAAATATAATACCTTCATCTAATTTTTGTCCAGGAGCTGATAAGTATGTAATTTCTAAAGGTAAATTTGCCGATACTATTTCAGCCATAATAATAGGGTGAAGATGTATAAGCCAATTAAATGCTGTTTTTCTATCAAATGATTTTTTATTAGCACATACAACTAATATTTTTAAAATTGTTTCTTCTGATACTATAAATTCACCAAGATTATTGTAATAATTTAATACATGTGGATATGCCTCATTAAACTCTTGACCAGTATCATTAGTTACATTTTTAAATGTTTTATATCTAATAGTTCTATTTCTATCCGTCATCAATAAATTATTGTAATATGGAGAAGATATCAATAATTTTTCACTATCATTGGGATTATCAGTATATTTGTAAATAGACATATAATTCTTAACTATTCTTGCCCCTTTTTTACTTTTTACGGGATAAGTATAACCTGTCGTTGGGTCAATTATATTATCATATAAGTTAACTCTCTCGGCCATTATATGAAATATAGTTATATTTAAATTCCCTTTTCTTTTGATGATATTATTCCAGACGTTTTCTTATAAAATCAGGGTATAGCTGTCCTAAAATTTAGTATTAGGACCTACATGTAAACACCACGTTGATCACCGGGCTTGGATTGTCTCCATGCTGCTGTCTCGGAAAAAACACTACTTTTAAATTTAATTACACTAACATTAAATATACTATATTGGCCAGACTTTTTATAAAGTCCTTGATTGAATTTATATTTTACAAGATGATCAGTCATATACTTTGTATAACCTCTATCGCCTAAAAATTCATCTGGATGTCCGGTTTTACTGTCAATAAGATATTTTTGTTTTACATAGTTGTATATACCCAATCTTTGAAGCTCTTTTTCTAATTTAGTAGTATCATTTTGGATATCCATTAAGTCTTCGGTTACATCTAATTTTCTTAGTTCTCTTATCTCTTCAATATATCTCTCTTCAATTATATTAAATCCCTTCAAATCTTCTGTGTAATTTTGTAAAATTAACAAAGTATCATGGGTCATATGATGAAATAATGCTCTGAAATCTATACCTATACTTGCGAATTTAGGACAAAATTCATCTATGATAATATCATATTTATTATCTCCCAATACATCTATTTTAAGATTTTCGGGATTTCCTGCATCTATCAATTTTTGATTATCAGAAACTATGGGCACTAATCCAGAAATAACATTATGCTTTATACAATTTGATTGTATCATATCCATATCACAAGGAGTAGCATCAATTCCACTTTCTTTTTCAAATATGGTGCCTTCAGGTATTTGTTCTGGTCCCTCGTACGGTGCTGTTAAATATGTAATTTCTAAAGGTAAATTACTAGATATCATTTCAGCCATAATAATAGGATGAAGACGTATTAGCCAATTGTATGCGACTTTTTTATCAAAAGTTTCTTTATTAGCACATAAAACCAATATTTTTAAAACTGTTTTGTCAGATAATACATATTCACCTAAGTTATTATAGTAATTAATAACATGTGGATAAGCTTCATTTACATCCTCACCTACTGAGTTTTTTATATTTTCGAATGTCTTAAATGTTTTAATTTTATGGTTTTGATTAATACGTAAATTATTATAATATGGCGATGATATTATTAGTTTTTTACTATCGGTTGGACTCTCTGTATATTTATAAATTGCCATATAATTCTTAACTATTCTTGCTCCTTTTTTGCTTTTTACAGGATAAACGTCACCTGTTACAGGATCAATTATATTATCATATAAATTTGCTATATCAGCCATTATATAATAATAATATATTAATTTAGTTTTAATTTAAATACCTTTTCGTTTGGTAAGATTATTCCAAACATTTTCTATTTCATGGTCTGTTCTTTGAGGACCTACTGGTAAATACTCACCACGTCTCATGTCAGTGCTTGCCTGAAATAAAACAGGTTGCTTTACATTTGTCAATTTGTCTACCTCTGGGAGCTCTTCACTATTAGGAACATAGGAATTTCTATAATTAAATTTAAGTAAATTTTCATCTTTTTTTTCATATGGACGATATTGTTTTTTTGTATTTTTACTGACACTTTTTACACAATTTCCTAAGTTATGTGTCATATCATTAAATTGGTATGCTTTATAGTTTTCACAATAAGGAGAGTTTAAAATTGTTGCATTATTTACAGTAACAGTTTCACATAATTCTGGTTTGAATCTTTTATCAGGACATTCAGAGTGTAAAAATCCTTGGCGTAATTCACTATCAACATCAATATCTCTTAAATATTGGAGTTTAGTCGCCTGAGCATTTTTATCTTGCTGGATGCTTCTCATCATTTGTTGATCTCTGGCCCACATTCTATAAGCATAATTCCATAACTGAGTATCATTATAGATTTTAGCAATATCAGATTTTTTAATTTCTCTATATTTTTGTTCAACAAGTTCTTGGTCATAATTATCAAATGCTTTATTATTAGATTTAAAATTACTCGTGAAATCTTCAACTGGATTACTTTCATCAGTTAAATCTTTTAATTGTTTAACTAATGGGTCATTCATATCAATGATTTTATCACATACCTTAAAAGATGGTCTATAATCAGGGATTAATTTATTAACTTGTTGGGGAATATTTCTTTGGTAAATCTTTCTGTTCATATTTTCTTGTTCTTTGTAATTACAGTAGCAAGTAGGTGGGAAAATATCTTTTGTCATGATTCTTTGATGTTTATCAGCTGATGCTATAGGATGAGAATATTTTACAGAAAACTTATTAGTTACTTTATTAGACATTATTATTATATAATTACAAAATATTGTAGGCTTTAATATTTACGTGTCTACTATTATCTTAAAAAATTTGATATATTTTATTGTAATTTATTACAAATAATAACCATGTTTGACCCTAATTACGCATCTAATTATACCTCTAATGACATCGAGGCTATCTTTAATAAGACTTTTAAAAAATATACCCTAACCGAAGAAGATGAATCTAAACTAGAACCTCTATTCAAAGAATCAGAAAGTAGGTATTTTGAAAATATTAAGGACTATAATAAATTTATGCTAAACATTGGACGTAGGAAACTTCGCCTTCCCCCGTATTCTAAAGGACAACTACGAAAAGCCTATATGAAACTTGTTGAACAAAAACGTATTCAAGGAAATAGTAGTTACCTAAAGTTTCTTAAAAACAAGCTACCCAGAGGCCAATCCGGTGTTAATGTGGTAACCATATTTACAAGCGGAAGCCAGATGGGTAAAAGCAATATGGGAGAATACAGCGAACTTATAAAGAAAGGTGGATGCCCAATGGACTGTTTTTATTGCCCATTTGAAAAGGATGATAATGGTGTTCCTACTCAACCAAGGTCGTATCTTTCTACTGAACCTGGTAACATGAGAGCAACTCAAAATAAACATCATCCAGTAGGACAAACTCTTGACCGAATTCATCAACTTGAATCAACTGGTCATATATCAGCAAATCCAGGTGACATTTCTAAGATTGAAGGTATCATATCAGGAGGAACATTTAATTTCTATCCCAAAGATTATATCGAGTGGTTTACAACTTGCTTTTACTATGCCTGTAATAATTATTATGAGTTTAAAGAATTTAATGATACTGATATGGGAACTCTTGAAGAAGAACAAATTAAAAACGAAACTGCTTCACTAAGAGTTATTGGTCTTACTATAGAAACCCGTCCTGACTATGTAGCACCTATTGATAAAAAAAATCCTGATGTAATCAATCTTGAAGAAATTAAATTTTTCAGAAAACTAGGTGTGACTAGGGTTCAAATTGGTTTTCAACATACTGATGACCTAATTCTTAAAAAAGTCAATAGACAATGCAACCAAGAACAAAATAAAAGGGGTCTAAGAATTCTTAAAAATAATGGTATCAAGTCAGATATTCACATCATGTTTGACCTACCAGGAGCTACTCCTGAAAAAGATATCAAGTGTATTGACAAAATTGTTGATGACCCAGATTATCAAGCCGATCAATGGAAACTTTATCCAACTGAAACAACTAACTTTACAAAAATCAAGAAGTGGCGAGACGAGGGTAAATATAATCCATATGCGGAGGACCATACTAATGGCGTATCATGGAAACTTGGTAAAGTGCTCATCCACTCTTTAAAGCGTGTTCCTAGACAAGTTAGGGTAAACAGAGTTATCCGCGATATCCCGCATAAATCAATTGAGGGTGGTGTAAAATGTGGTAATTTTAGACAACTTGTTGAACAGCAAATGAAAAAGGATAACATTGTTCCAAAGGATATTCGTGAAAGAGAAGTTAAACTTGGTAACTTTGATGAACATAATTGCGAACTGTTTATTCATCATTATGAAGGTTCTGGAGGAGATGAATTTTTCATCTCTTATGAATGTCGCGACCAAAAAACACTTTATGGATTTACGCGTCTCCGGCTTAACCGTGAATGGCATGAAACCCTTGATAATATTAAAGACCACGCTTTTATTCGTGAGCTACATGTATATGGACAACATACAAATGTAGGTGACGCACATTCCAATACTGGAACACAGCATCGGGGATTAGGGGGAAAACTACTTAAAATCGCTGAAGAAATCGCATTTAGGAGAGGTTTTCGAAAAATCTCTGTCATTTCTGGTATTGGTGTTAAAGGTTATTATTATAAAAAAGATTACAGGCGTAATGGAACTTACATGAGCAAGAATCTTAAAAAGACTATGTTTCTCAACATCATTATGGACGAATTCTTCTTCTATCTAGGTATCATAATGATATTCCTAAGTATGATATTTAGTTTTAAGTCATACACGAGCACGGTTTAAATGGAGGAACGAAATATATTAAAGCAGATGATAAAATTACTCCTAAATAAAATACATTTTTTCTTTCATTTGCTGACTGTTTTTTTATTTTTCTTTGTGAGTCAGATAAACTATCGTTAAAAGGTGTTCCAATAGTTCTCGTTCTTAATAGGTAAAATACAGATGCTAAAATATATATAATCATTCCATATGCTAGATTTGTTGATAATCGACAGTTATTCATTTAATATATAATTATATAATTTCTAAACATATCATATAGATGAATAACAATAATAACCGCCAGAATGCCAATATAATTAATTATGGTCGGATGAATCATAGGAATGAACAGAGGATTAATGCTCATATTGCGAATGAGAATGATAACGAGAACGAGAATCAAAATATAGATCATAGGAACGATATCTATAATTATTATGACAATTTACCTGATAATATAATTAATAATAACATTACGGGAGGTAAAATAAATATTTATGTGGATAATGCTTCTAATCGTAGATTAGGAAGAGTAGGGCAAGGATATGGAAAAAAAAAATCACCCGAAAAAAAATGCCCAAAAGGTAAAATTCGTAGTCCAAAAGGAAGATGTGTAAAAGAAATAAAACAATCTAAACCCACTAAGCCAACTAAGCCAACTAAGCCAACTAAGCCAACTAAGCCAACTAAGCCAACTAAGCCAACTAAGTCAACCAAAAAAGGTAAAACTACAAAAAATTGGAAATTATTATTTTCACCATATATTCTCGCATTTGATAAAAAATGGGATTTAGGATCTAGAATTTATAGTTTAGATAGTTTTATTATCAAGAAGGCTAAACCCAACAAAGATTTAGAAGACTATATTGATTTTGATAAATTAGTAGCATGGCATAAAAAACAAGTAATGGATCTTGGCGAATATGTGTCAACCGATAACATGAAGGTAACTATTAATAACGTTAGAAAAGAAAAAAAGGGTATAATGGCTATTAGTATAACTACAGTTTATGATAGTCTTCCCCAAGTGCCATATGAAGTGGAACGTTTACCTGAAGATGATATAGAATTTATAGGCGATATGATTGGTTCCGCTGACGATGATGGAAATTATCCAATAACAGTTAAAAAAAGTAAAAAATATAAAACAAATGCTCTTGTAGGAAGTAAATTAATAAGTTACATGGTAGATGATAAGCCTGTTCGTAAAAAAAGTCCATCTGATAAAGTTGATTCTAAAAATGATAGAACACATAAAATTACTGAAACCAAGGAACATGGTAAAACCAGAAGATTAAGTGCTGGCGCATATTACAGAAAGCATGGAAAAAGTAATAAAAAGGTATTAGGCGATGTATGTCAAATAAGAGGCAACGACCCTGAACTTAAATGTTTATTACAGCGTTCAAATGGCACAGTTTACTGGGCCAAAAAAAGCAAAAGTGGTGCTGGTCAAAAAGCATGTGGTAAATGGCGTGAAAATTGTAAAGAATAAATAATTTAATATAAATATAATTAAATTAAACTATTTAAAGATTTTTAATTAAACTTTAATTAAGAACCTTTATATGAAAGACACTACCTGCAGGGCATATATTCCCGATACAAAACAATTAACCTTAAACAAACATTCCTATGATCTAAAAACATTTCAAAGTCAATCTAGAGATAAACATAACAAACAAAGAGCAGCTAATCATCGTCTTAATAGAAAAAAAATAGAAACAATTAAGGTCTATGAAAAAAAACCAATTTTTGCTTTTACACTTTTAGAAGAATCAATAACTGTAAAAGATAAAAAAACTAAAAATAATCTTAATAATCAAATTAAAAAATATGAAAATAAAATACGGTGTATAACCAGCTGTTCAAGTGATGAAGAACTGGATAAAGTGTGTAAACTATTAGATAACATTGGTAAAGAAATTGATAGAATTGTAAATAGAAAAAACTTTATCAAACTTGCTGAAAAAGGTTATTTCACTACCAAAGCTAATATTAATATTCTTAAAGATGATGATTACAAGATATTTATTTCAGACCTTAAGGAAAAAGTAAAACCAGTCATGAGCACACCTCCGATGTTTAAGGACTGTTTTATTAATCGTAATATTTCTTTTGCTGATAAATTAAAACAAAATCTATAATGAATATCAATCTATCTTATTATAAATTTTGTATTAAAATTATTATTTAATAATATTTTATATACTATATAAAATGGAATATTTCACTGACAATCCTCTTTTTACAAGAATACTTGGAACTATAAAAGAATTTACTATAGATCATGTAACAGAGGACGACAAATATATAGGGACATTGAATGGTGGAAAAAAAGATGGCTATGGAAAACTAATTTATAAATCAGGTAATCTATATGAAGGTGAATTTAAAAATGATAAACGACATGGTAAAGGTAAAATAACTTATACTGAATATAATATTACTCTTGAAGGAATTTGGATTAATGATGAAAAAGTTGGAAAAGGAATATTTACTTGGCCAAATGGCAAACAGTTAGAAGTAAATTGGTCTAACTAATTATGTAATCATAATATAATAAAAAAATTTTTAATTAAAATAAAATTTATTAACTTAATTAAAAAATTGTAGATTTATAGGTATACCCTTTAATCTAATGCTCTCCATACACATACGCCATTTTTATTCATTTTTGAGATCCATCTATTTCTATCATTTCCTTCTTTAATTTCACCGCAACAAAGATTTGCTTTGAACGGTGGCGACTTACGACTTGGTGAATTATATTTTTTAGTGTTTTGTTTGAAACAGTTGCGATTATTAGGAACATATCCTAATGTCGCACCTTCTTCGTCCTCTACTTTGTCTCCTTCTAATACCATATCTACCCATTTTAGATAGGCTTCTCTATCAGAAGATGAATTATTATTCTCCATATTCATAAATATACCATCTCCTGATTGCTTTTGAGGTCGTGTGGGTTTTTGGGGTTTTACTGGTCTAACAGGCTTGTTGGGTTTTCCTGGTTTTGATTTACTTTTGTAGCAACACGTGGTTCCCTTTTTAGTTTTTCTTTCTTCAAATCCATTGTCACAAGGAGGAGAAGGATTTCTTTTGGAACAGGATTTTCTAGATGCAGCGGGTTTTACTGGTCTAACTGGCTTATTGGGTTTTCCTGGTTTTGATTTACTTTTGTAGCAACACGTGGTTCCCTTTTTAGTTTTTCTTTCTTCAAATCCATTGTCACAAGGAGGAGAGGGATTTCTTTTTGAACATGATGGTTTTCTTCCTGAAGGTCTGTTAGGTTTAACAGGTTTTATAGTTTCTTCAGATATTGTTTGTTTAGAACCAACATGCTTATTATGAGCTGCCTTATTATTGGGATACATAAATCTGGCTTCTTCATAATAGTCCCGAGGTATTATTCTTGGTCCTTTATCACTAATTGGTTGATAATATTGTTTAGCATCTAAAACAGGAAATGTAGGCATTTTTTTATTATTTTGAGTTCCTATTTGTTTTGTTTTAAGGTCTTTATAGTAGCGCCCATCAACAAGTTCATCGGTCATTGTCCATGTTGATACTTTATAATCACTATGAACAGAAGTAGATACAAGAGCGCTAGATTTATATTTTTTACCACCTTTAAATCTAATAGGATGATTTCCATCATCATCAAAACTTGTTAAAGCTTCGACAACAAATCTAATTTCATATTCATCAAGAGGTAACTTTGAATGGACTGTGAAATTCATTTGAATACCATCTTTGTAACTATTTCCTAAATGAAATATACTTGCGCTTACAAGACCAGTTGCGGTATCTCTAACACCATAATCTACAACTGAATAATCAAGATCATCTAATTTATTTGTAAACCACTCATATAAGTCATCGGAGCTTACATATTTTTTCATTTCATTAATATCATCGTCGTCGCGAAATATATAATCTTTACCATCTAATCTTTCCAAATCAAAACTGGGCACAATATTTATATCAATTGTTGTTCCATAATCATGTTTAGGTGATAAATTTCCACTACCGCCATATGAGCGTATAGAAGTTCTATCATAGTTATATGGATACCCATATGATAATATATTATCAGCTCCTAAACCTGTCCAGCTACTGGCGGCGGTTTTTAATTGTTTAACTCTTTGCCATTTACATACACCCTTTTTATCAGCAACTGAACGATATAAATAGGTATCATTTCCCCACCTATATTCGTCACAACATTTATTAGCTTCAAATGCTGGCGATGGTCTTTTTTCTGAAGTATATTTAGCTGTTTTTTTCATAACACATTTGTTAGACATATATATATATAATTAGATATAAGTCTATTAGATTAATTTAAAATAATAAAGTGTTTTTGAAAATAAAAACCCTCCTAAGTAAAAATTGATATCCCATATAAGTGGATTCCAATATTCTAAACTTATAAGAGGTTTCAATAATATTTTGCCTATTGTTTGGGGATGAAATCTTTTTATTCCCATACTATCACTTCTTAACCACATATTACCAAGACTAGGAGATAACTCCAAATATCCAATAAATATAAAAAGGTAAATAGAATAACCGTGTAAAAGTGAACTTTTTGGAATAAATAACATATTTTTAATGCATTCTATCATATACGATGCTTATATAATAGTTGTATTATTATTTATTTAAATAATTTCTTTTATAATATTAATGAACACTCAGATTAAAAATAATAATAATTTGGAAGAACTAATAAATATGGGATATGATATTGTAACATCCCAAAAATACTTAGACTTATGTGATAACAATCTTGAAAAGGCACTCGATTTATTATTAACTAATACTACTATTAAGGCTGACATAGATATTAATACGAATATTTTATTGAATTCTATTGATAATAAAAAATATTCAACAGATCAATCAGTTTTTATTACAAAATTATTGAATAAATATAGTGATGACCATCATGTAATTAAAGATGCTCTTGACAAAAGTAATGGTAATTTTCTACACGCAAAAATGCTATTAAAAAAAGACAACATATTAACTGATACTGATACTGGCTCTGATTCCGATTAATTGTAAATATAATTATTTATAATTAATAATAAACATTCTTTTAATATTTTTACTATTTAAGTATAGTTTAGTATTTAAAAAAATATAATTAATAATATGGTGTTTATTACTATTTTCATTAAATCGAATAGTCACTTGCAACCAAGTGAAACTTATAAAAGCAGAATAGTAATAGATAATAATAAAACTGTTAGCAACTATTTTAAAATTCTTACGGAAAGTGATGATATGGCTAAATATAACACTTACATGTATAATAATCAATGTTTAGGATACGAAATACCTATGACAAAAAATCTATATGAGATTTTTGGAACAAAATTATCTATTCAAGTTCAAGAAGTATCCTTTACTATACCAATGAATCCATTTAAAAGAGTTAATTGGCTCATGGAATTACATAAAAAGAATCTCTTTGATATAATTAATCTTAATGACGACGAACCCATAAATAAACAAAGTATTGGAACTTGGAGAACGTGGGGTAAACTACCCAATAATATTCCACCTAATATGGACAATCATCCGGAAAATCTTGTGATTTTAATAGATTTTAATCAAAAATGGGCTTACAATAAATTTCAACTACAAGAACTTCTTGAATCCTCTAAAACTACAACTATTAAATTACCACATACGTCAATAAGACATCATAAAGATAATCTTGTAAATGAACTAGAAAACGTAATTAATAAAAGCTTACCTATCATTAAAATTACTTAAGAATTTCCATTGATTAAAAGTTATGAGTTTTTTAGGCCCAGGCATATTCCTAGCTAACAGAAATGATTTTAAAAATAAAGTATCTGAAAAAAGAACTCAAGAATTAACTTCTTTAACAAAATCATCTTACAATGAAATAGATAGTTACCAAAATAACAGTTTAAGAGCATCTGGCTATATTTATAAAATAAAAGAAAATTTATGCTTTATAAAGACTACTGATAATATCAAAATGGTTATGAGAAGGAATAGTAATAAAATGTATTATATAAACCAAAGAATTATTATATTGAAAGATTTTAGTAAATTGCCATATTCTAAAAATAAATTTTTTTGTTTTTCAGAAAAATACTATTATGCTATCGAAGCGTAATTTAATTACAATATTTTTGTAAATAAATTATTATTAGGTTTTATTATAATAATTAATCTTATCTAATTCTCTGACCAGAACATATTTTTCATAGTATCCCAAAGAATACCCTTTTTTATATTTATGAAGAAGAGGTTGTATTCTTTCTAAACTTTTATCTAAACCTTCGTTTTGTGAATATAAAGATATATCTAAAAGAGCTTGGAATATGTCACCTATAAAATAAATAAGTCCACCGAGAAAAAACCAATATAAAAGTAAATATGTCATATCCATTAAATATAATCATAAGATAGACTTTATATAAAAAAATTATTAGATTATAGTATATGTCTAATATTATTATAGGAGGAGGAATAACTGGTTTATATTTAGCTTATAAACTTAATAAGTTATACCCTGAATGTCCTTTGACTCTTATCGAAAAAACAAATAGATTAGGAGGAAGAATCTTAACCAAAACTAAAAACAACCTTAAAATAGATATAGGTGCTGGTAGATTTAGTGAAAATCATAAACTTATTATTGAACTTATCAATGATCTGGGATTAAAAAAAGACATTATAACTTTGTCTAAAAAGAAACATTATTTTATTAATGGAAAACTTATTAAAACTGATAAAGCTCTTCTCGAACATTTTAAAGTCAAAAGATTTGATAGCATTTCTGATATTTGGAAACATGTATCTGATGTAATAAATACTTTTGATGATAGTAAATTAATTAATTTAACAATTCATGAAGTTTTATATTCTATTCTTAATAAAAATGAGGTTGATGTTCTTATAAAATCTTATCTTTATAATACCAAAATTTTTCACTCGAATGCGTTGACAGCATTTAAATCTATAATTGCTGATTATGATGTATTAGGTAATAAAATGTTTATTCTGAACGGAGGTATGGAAAGGATCATTGATAAACTTAAAGACCATCTCATTAAAAATGGTGTTGACATTTTGATTTTACATGATGTAGAAACTATTCATAAAACTTGTATTAGAGTATCTAATGAGGGTAATAGATTTTCAATAAAATATAAACAACTATTTTTATGTGTTACTCGATTTGATATTTTAAACTTTAAAGGACTTTTTACAAAAAGTCATAAAAAACTTATTAGTAGTTCATTAAATACAAGCAGTCTTATGCGAATGTATGCTCAATATCCAGTAGTTAAAAATAAGTCATGGTTTTCTGATTTACCTAAAA